TGACGCTCGGGCATCACATGCTGGGTCCGGGGTGGTTGTGGGGTGTACTCCCCCCAGGGGTTCACCCCGTGGACGAATGTTGTCTTGCAGTCGTGAGCAGGAATCATGATGCCAGCCCAAGAGCGAACCCAACGAATCCGCAGAAGAAACACAGTATGATTGTGGCCATTGCATCGTGCAGGTACGAATTAACCCAGTTGTCGGCATCGCCACAGACGCAGTTGCGTCCTTGGTTGCATTTCTGGTTACAGCTCATCAGGCACCTCGATTTCATCGCCCAACTTACTTGCCACGAAGCAGCGCATGGCTGCGATCAGTGGGGTTGGTGCGGTACAAGAAAGGTCGTCATCGCCAAAATCTTCTCGGTCATACGCTGCACACCAAGCACCAACGTCAATAGGGTCTACCTCATCTTCTTTGAACTGGGTCAAGCTGATGCACTCCCGCTCAATGATCGGCCCCGCTAATGTCCACTTGGTTGAGTATGCGAACGGATTTTCTGTTCCTCGATCTGCGGCTTCAAGTACGCTGTTGCTCCAATACCCCGGATACCCGGTATGTAGGTCTTCACACTTCGCCACCACCCAATCTAGAGCAGTGCCTGTGAGTTCTAATGTTTTGATCTTCACGACATCGCCCCCAACACAAAACCAACGATCCTGCTTGCGTCACCACGCCCTGCAATAATTCGACTCTTCATCGCGAGGATGCAACGTTCGACGTCACCCGTGTAATGCAGGTCGTTTGCGATAGTTTCGCAAATTGCAATGCACGCTTCACATTCCGCTGCTGTGATGCGAGCAAGCTGCTGGTGTTGCTGTGCTTTTGTGACTGACCCGCCAAACCGAATTTTCACAATCACATCTTCATACAGGTCGTACTGTTTACCAATTTCATCATCAGTCATTTTCAAATTACTCCTTCGTTGTTAAATACGTTTGTCTTTACCATTAGTCGCCAGCGGCAGCGGAATACCCGGCGATAACGATGGCGCTCCGTTACGACTTGTCATTAGGATAAACCCTGCCTTAACCAACCCCAGCAAGATGTCCTCGAAGTCTCGCATACTGGAAAAATGGGAATGGACGTGGCGATAGGCTTCTTGGAAGGACACCTCACCTTTTATTTGGATGAAGTTGACCAGCCGCTCTGCATGGAGTGAGGCGTCGGAGCGGCCGATCTTGCTAAACACAAACTGCATGTCCGGCTCGAGGTCAGTTACCATTGAATGCGCGGTTGCAAGGTGCTCAGGACGGATTAACAACTCATCCGACTGGCTTGCCGCGAGTACCATTGCGAGCTTGTGAACGTGGGTCTGCTTGCGGGCAATGTAGCCGCCAAAACGGTCCGGGTCGAGGTTCGCGGCGCGTACGGAATAGTGTGTCTTATACCAGTCCTCCCCCCACGCTACCGCATCCTTGGTTAACACGTACTCCCCTGCGAGGGTTGATATGTGGGTTAGGTCGGAGACGAGGTCGGCAGCCTGCTGGGCAAGGTTCGCGGGAACTTTTAGTCCGGGGTAGGCCACGTAACGTTCCTTCGTGTCGGCGTAAACGAAAATCGTACGCGAGGTGAACCCACCCCCAACCATGTACTCGGGGAAGTTACCTGCAATCCACGCCGGGGTGGTGCAGGCGATAAGGTTAATCCATGGATTTTCCACTGTGTCCTTTCCGGAGTGTTTAGTTGACTTCTCAAAATTGCCCTGCTTGCCATCCCAAAGACTGACGAGCAGGTCGACCATTTCTTTGTCCTGCGGGTTTAGCAGATTGCCAAACTCAGATGACTCAAGTGTCATTGCCGACATTGGGTATATCATACCATTATATTCGAAGCCCTCGGTTGATTCGGCGAAAGCACTTACGAGCGCGGGCCAAGTAATAACGTCGGGGCCGAATTTGATACCAGGGACTTGCCGCAACAGGCCCATGGCGACGCCTGCAGTAGTAGACTTCGATACGATTCCCGGAGGGGCGACGAGGCAGATGTAGAAATTGGGATACCACTTAAAGTACGCCTGATCTATCCACACCTTCCTTCGTAACGCCCCGGCGACCGCCGATACCCCAGCCCAAAAGTACATGTGTCTAGGGGCTTCCCCGAACTGGGAATACTCGAGAAAGGCGTTCAGCCAGTCAGCGTTGATTCGGCTCACCTGCAACCTCCCCAGCTCTCCGTAGAGGTGACAACGCCGACTGGGATGATCAGCGGGTCGTCGTAAGGAAGAGCGATTTGCGCCTTGTCAACAATCTGGTCAATCATCCACTGACCCATGTGGGTAGGAAACTGTCCGGCCAGGCTGTCGTGTACTTGCAAGAGGATGTCGACTTGCGGTAGGTCTCGGTCGATGGCTACGTAAGCTCGGTTAATCAAGCACGCTACCGTAGACTGCGGAATCCATGCGGCCGCTTGATTGAAGATAGTGCCCTCGATGCGGTCGAAGAAGTAACAGCGATAGCCGAAAATGTTCTGCACCATCCTGCGTTTGACGACTTGATCCTTAAGGTCGTCCTGCCACTTTTTGATCTTAGGGAAGCGCGTGAAATACCACTTTTGGGTCTTCTCTGCTTCACTAACTGATAAGCCGAGGCGCTCTGCAAGTCCTTTAGCAGTCCCAAGATAATTCGTTCCATGCGCAAAACTCTTAAACGTCTGGCGGCGAGGGTCTTTTTTCGAGATCGTTGGGTCATGGTAGAATTCCTTAGCAATTTCAGTGTATGGATCGAGCCCCTCGCGGAGCATGGCTTTCATCTCTGGCTCGTCGGCCTCCCAAACGACAATTCGTAGGTCAGCAGAAGCGAGGTCGATGTCGAAAAAGGTGCATCCGGGGTCGGGTATGAAGAGACTTCGAACGTTTGGCAACTGGAGTTGATCCTTTCCCCCTCCGCCCTTAGGGATGTTTTGGAGGTTAAGTCCGGAGTTAAAGGCGTTTTGGGAACTGCTGAAACGATAGGTCTCTGTCCCTGCAATGTTAAACGAGCAGCGCATTCTTCCATCAATGTCGAGAGGAGCGTTGACGAAAGTGGACAGGAAAACTCCAAGACTGCGGAGCTCTTGAATTTTCTTGATGAGTGGTCGTAGGAGAGGTTCACGATCAGCAATTCGACCAAGTGCTTCGTCATTTGTGGTAATGCTTCCGGTTTTGCGGTCGAAAATGGGTTTCTGGGCAAGAGCGGCATAGAATAACTCCGACATTTGTTTTGGGGACTTTATGTTAAGAGGCTCACCGAGGACGTCGAACATCCATTGCTCGCGGGAGGCGATCTCATCCATCAGCTCAAGGGCGAAGGCACCGCGCTTGGCTACGTCAACTCGGAGGCCCTTGTTCATGGTGCGGAGCACTGGCCAGAAGAGTTGCTGCTGGAAGTCATGGACCTCGCGGAGCTTCATCGAGTCCACGGTCTGCTGCTCGACTTTGTCGACCTCGAAGGTGATAACCGCGTCCTGGCAGTTGTAGGCCCAGAGCTGATCCTCTCCGGTCTTGGCATCCCACGTCTTGCCGTCGTCCTTCCAGTAAGTGTGGTGCTTGCAGTACATCGAAGAGAGGAAGTCGAGACCCTTTTGCATGTTGCTGAAGCAGACGTGCTGGGCAAGCATGGTGTCGCGCTTTAGGTTTGGCAGGAAGTGCATGTGACGCCAGAAGTACTGAGCGTCGTAGCTGAAGTTCTGACCAATGACTTCGCAGTTCGGGTGGGTTAGGAGCTTGTACAAGAGGAATGTTATCTGGGCCTCCTCCTCTTCGTTCCAGTAGCCTTCAGCCCGTTCGGCGCACATCAAAGGGAAGCAGATAGCCTTTGTCTCCGACCAGGCGATGCCAATGCAAGCGGTGTGCCCGGCTCGGGTTTCGATGTCGACGGCCAGTGACGTGGGGCGCTCGGCTACGGCCTCGCAAAAGGTTAGTAGGTAGTTCAGTGCGGTTGGGTAATCCGGTCGGATTATGAATTGATAATCCGGGCGCGTTATTACCGCCGACTCCGACTGCGTCTTGCACCGCCTCAGGTCATGGACGAGGATTTGCCGCCAACTCCACTGCCGCATAATTGTCGTTGGGGAGTAGGTTGGGATGACCTTTACTGGGTAGTCGAGGGCTAGCTTGAGGTCGCATTCGAGTAGGCTACCGCGCCAGCTAGTAACCCCCCACTTGCCGGTAAGTGCCCACATCGCCACGTTGCCAAGGGCGATTATCAGGTTCGGGCGGACCATCTCGATCTCCCGCTCGAGCAGGCTAATCCCCTCCCAAACTGGTGGCAAGCAGTACTTATCTCGGATAAGGGCGTGCTGCGGAGTGACTTGCATCTTTTTCTCTGCGATGAAGGCCGTGATGTCCCCACCGGGGGGCTTGATGCGGATGACGTTGGTCACGAAGCACTGGGAACGGTGAATCCCCGCCTCCATTAGCATTCGGGAGAGTTCCTGCCCGGAGGCTCCGACGAATGGCGCGGATTCACGGACTTCCTGGTCACCAGGGGCTTCGCCGACGATCATAATCTTGGCTGGGGCTGGCCCAGTTGGTCTGATTTGCATGGCAGTTCCTAGAACAGTTCTGGCGTTTCGAGCTGCTTGCACCGGGCGATTCGGGCTAGGCACATGCCGAAATACTCAGGGTTCAGCTCGGTACCTGTGGCGGAGCACTTGAAGCCGTTGGCTGCCTCGAAGATTGTACCGGAGCCTGCGAAGGTGTCGAGGACTCGGTCACCCGGCCGGACGCTGCGCTGGAGGAGGTTCTGGTAGAGGGCGACAGGTTTTTGTGCCCCATGGGAGAAGTTTTCATCTGCTGAAGTAGAGATAACATCAGGATAGATATGAGTAGTCTGCTTTTTACCTTTAATTGCATAGAGGATGATTTCATACTGTCTTCTGGGTCCTTGGTCAGGCAACGGCACCCGCCCAGAATTCATCTTGTGGTTGATTAAGGGAGTGCGAAACACGTACCAGCCCGCGGCTTGCATCAACGCCTTTAGCTCATGGAACTTGTCAATATCACAGAAGACGTAGGCGTGGGCTTGGGCCTTGACGACGTTGTAGGATAGCTTGCTCCAGGCAGTCATTAGCTTGGTGAAGTGCTCTGGGGAGTCGTCGTAGCGGTGTTCGATGCCAGTTAGCTTACCCCCGGCGTCACCGAAGTTGTCGGCTCCCATGCCATAAGGCGGGTCGGTTAGGATGACGTCGAACTTTTCAGCTTCGGGCAAGTCGGCGGCGGTCGTCATGTAGTCAAGGCAGTCAACGTTTAACAGGGTATGCAGATCGGCGTTGAAGCTCGCCCCGACGGTTCTGGCCAGTTCGACGTTTTTGGCAGACTCCTCTTGCTTTTTGAGGATCTTAAACGCCTCGTCAGCGGACTTGGCCTTGGCGATAGCCGGGTTGGCGAGATGCTTGCTAACGATGATCTCCTTGCGGATTTGGTCTTGGTAGGCACCCTCCGACTTGCCGAGGAGTTCTAGGGCGGTGTCGGCATAGGTTTGGGCGACGAGCGGCGTCTGCAACTTCACAGCCTTTTCTACTTGCTGTCCCTGGCGAAGCCTGTGCAACCTGGCTACCGCAGCCGCGTGCTCTTGCCAGGTTAGGTCCTTACGCTTGAGGTTCTCATCCAACTCCGCCTCCTCTGCTTCGAGGTCGGACAGATCACCGAGGTTGGTAAACGGCATCTCGCCTGCGGGAACTTCCTGATTGTCACAACGGAAGCTACCACCGAGTTCCCAGATCTGGGCTATCGCCTTCATCCGACGTTCGCCAGCGACCAGCGTCCAGACTCCTGACTCATCGCGCAGAACGGGCGGGTGCAATAGCCCGCGCTCTTCGATACTGGTTACCAAGTCCTGCAGCGCGGCTGGGTCGAACTCCTGGCGCTGGCGGTCGGGCTTGATGAGGACTTGGGAAAGGGGGATGAAACGCATGGGAGTTTACTCGCTGGTTTGGTTGAGGAAAAATGGGCGCAGGAATGCCGAAATTTGGGGCGGAACCCGCGAAAATAGGCGTGAAAATGGGGGGTTGATGCAACCACACACGGATGCCAAATAACGCGCCAAAACGCGGCTATTTCCCATGGGAGTTACTAGCAGGTGACTGAAAAGCATGGGTAAATACCTCAAGCAAGGATGACGAAGTGGGGGACGGCAAAAGAAAGGGAGCTCATAACTCCCAATCTTTTGCCGTCGGATTAGACCTTTGCGACCTGCTTGACTTCCGCGTAGATGTTCTCACCGTCGACTCGGTGCTCGACCTTAACGCGGGCCATGCGGCCAGTTAGCATCGTGACCGAGAAGGGCTGGCCGGGGCTGTTCAATCCGCAGGCTTCGCGCAAGCGGCCCAAGGAAATATTCCGGCCCTTGCCCATGTCCAGTCCACCGGCTTCGGACAGGTCCAGCATAACGCCTTGCTTCACCGAGACTTCGTCACGACCGAGAAGGGTCTTGACCCCGGCATCGTCGAGGGTCCATTGCAAGTCCAAGGCAATGCCAGCCTTCGAGGGGTCGGCCTTTGATTGCCAGGGGCGAATTTTTACTTCCTTAACGACGGCGATGTACTCACCAGTCGGTACGGGGATGACCTTGGTGTCGTTGGACTCGGTGACTTGCATGTCGAGGAATTGCTCAGGGGAAAACATACTCATGATTAGCTCCAAAAAGGAAAGTTAAGTGATTGCCACTGAACGAAAACCGCGGTTACAGCCAGTGGCGAACCGTTATGCGCGGGGATTGTTAGTATCGGCTCCCTAGTCGGAGCTGTCAACTGTTATTTGTTAAGCAGTCGCGGCACGGGCTCGCCATTTTGCAACTACCGAGGCGAAGCTCGGAGGGTTGTCGGACTTGATGGGGAGGTTGCGGGTCTTGAGGTCAGCCATCACGTTTGCTGTGTCCCAGGTCCACTTATCCCCTTGCCTGACTGTGAGGATAACATCCGAAAACATCGCTGGAATTTTAGGTGCAAGAGCTTTTCCGAGAGTGCTCGCCATGAGCTTAACTCCCCCAAGGACGAGATCGGATTCCCGTTCAACGTGGGCCAGGAGGACGAAGTGACAGCTGCATCCGTCGCACAGCTTTCGCAAAAGGCCTTCGAGTTGTTGCTGGGCAATTCCCCAGTCGGACTGCGAACGGACGGGCTTGCCACCGATGACCAAGCTGAGGGCTGCATTATTGAGTCCGGTGAGGGAGTCGATGACGAGGCAGCGGTCGGTGCCCCAAGTGTTGACTGCGCCGAATTTCTTTCCATCGCGTTGATCCTCGAAATCGTTAAGGGTTTTGAATAGTTCCAAGTACTGGTTGTGGCGCGACTTGTGCGGGTCGGTCATCTTTGCCAGCATTTCTAGGGAAAAGGTGTTGATCTTGGTAGCCGTGTCGAGCATGTCCAGGAAGGAGGTGTCGGGAGCCTTTAGTGTGTGCCAGTGGAGGTTGGTAGGAACTGGCTTGCCCGAGTCGGCCCAGTAGCCGAGCAGCGATTCCAGTCCCGGCTCGAGTGCCAAATAGAACACTTCTACACCTGCATCGACAAGTGTGCCGATGGCGTGGGTCTTGCCCGAACCGGCTGGCCCCATCAGCATCACGTTAAACCCGGACAGGGTTGATTTGGCTTGAGTAGCTGGTGTTGTCATGTTAGTCCTTGGTTAGTAGTAGGTACAGTAGAAGTTCCACTGCATAAATGGCGAAGAGTATAAGCATCAGGGTTCCTTAGTTAATCGGAGTTGGAGTTCGTAGGCGAGTACCTCCGGCGGGAGTTCCTCGAACGTGTTGCGCCAAGGGGAGATAAATGACCCTCCCCCGTGCTTGCTGCAAAGTGTTGTCTGGGCATGCCATCCGGCGAGTCGCGAGTCCATGATCCTTGCCCAGACCTCCCCACACTGTGGGCAGAAATGGGCGACGTTCTTGTGATGGACTTGCCAGTCCTCCCACCGGGGTATGGACTGGCTGGTGCCGAGGAGCTGGCTGCCTAGGAAGTAGAAGGCTGATGCCCCCATGAGGCCTCCCACTCGGCGACTGTCAACTCCCGGCGAGCCAGGGGATCCCAAACTCTTTGGGTGAAGTACATCGGCAACCATGCCTCAGGCTCGTTACTTTTGCAGACATTCACCATCGAGCAACCCCCGTACTCGGCGCAAGCGTGGTCCAAGGAAAAGTCCCAGTACCCGGCCTCCCACATCGCTATTGCCCGCTTGATGTCGCGGTGCGTCTGGTCGAGCCAGCGGTCAACTTCATAGGGGCTGCGGTAGGTGACGTGCTGGAGGTGGTCGTACTTCGTTTTGAGGATGGAGACGCCACGGACCAAGGTCCCCTGGACGTTGAGCCCGACTTTATTCGCTGCCCATTGGTAGCCTGTGAACTGCGAACGCATCTCCCATTGCTTGCCCCAGCTGGCGCCCAAGCTCGAAGTGGTCTTCTCGTCAACCGCGTAGTTACCGCCGCAGAACTCCGCGATCATGTCGGCTCGGCCTGTGTAGAGGATGGGGTCGCCAGTAACGGGGTGAACGATGTCGAGAGGCTCGGCGAAGGAGAACTCGATAGCGAGCTTGCCACTTGGGAAGCGAACGGGCACTGCCGAAGCCCCGTCGAGCGGATAGTTGTCGAAGTAGAACTCCAGCGCCCCGGCCATACGGTTGGCTGACTTGGCGGAGTCCGCCGGGCAGTCGAAGTCACCGTAGGCAAGCAAGAGTGCTTGCAGGCCGTGGGCAACAGCATCCTCTTGACTTGCCCCTTGCTCATAGTAGGCCTTGCGGGCTACCTCAATCCCCTTGGCGAACGCCCCACCAGCAACGAGGTGGACGGACTCGGACTTTGGTTTCCAATGCTGAACATAGGTGCGGAACATCTTTTGAGGGCAGCTGCGAAACGCACCGAGCATTGTGCTGTCGAAAGTATTTGGGAACATTGGCCTAGACATTTGAGATCTCCATTGTCAGGCACAGCAACGCATCCCTGCGGGCTTTAATCTCCATCATTTCCTCGTATGCTTCCGCTTGGACTTGCTGTTCCTTTGCCTTCAACTGCGCCAGTACCGGCTCCAGGCAGGCCTCACGAGTGGGGAGGGTCACGGCGACTTCCCCGATTAACATCCCAGTAAAACCTTCGTAGACAATCGGCTGCGGATAGAGGGAATAGCACCAGGTACTGGGCTCCTTGCCAAGGGCGACGGCTTCTTGACCTTCAGCGGATAGGTAAACGTACATAACTAACTCCTGTTAATAAACGCTACAGGGAACGTAGCCCAAGGCCAACTGTCACTTGGCTATGGGATAAGCTCACTCAACTAGATCAAATCAAGTATATAGTCAGGTTCCAGCCCAAACATATCTTCGAGAAGCTCCTCGGGGTCAGCACCGTCTGCTACTTCCTGTCGAGCTTCTTCGATCTGGTAGTCTGCTTCGTCGGCGCTTAGCTGATCTCTTCGCATTAAGACTTGTTTAAGGGTTTCCATACTAAAGGCCCTCCAGTTCGGAGAGGAGGTCGTCGCCGGAGGGCTTCGCCGCTTTCGCCGCCTTGTTCGTCTTGCTACCACCAGTCGCTGGCGCAATGAGGGAGCGCCCGGCACGGAGTACCTTGATGGCCTCACGAGTTTCCTCGAGGGTTAGCGTGCCTGCACGGGCCTTGGCTCGCCACTCTTCCACTTTTAGCTGGAGGTCTAGTTGGGTTGACATGACTTGGTTCCTTTGGTGATGTTGGGGGGTTATTGTCGGTGTATTATGCCATTATAATCCCCCGGTGTCAATACAGTTATGAGAGAATCAGGCAACGCTTGGGGCGCGTGCAGGCCACGTATAGACAGCGATATGCCTCTTGCCGGTTCCTGTTCAAGAGGATGTCCTGCCAATACACGAAGGCCGTGTCGTAGGTACTGCCCTGTGCCCGATGCGCGGTGATTGCATATGCGTACTTGAGTTGGTGAAACCCGTCCTTAAAGTCCCAGAAGTCCTTCCACTTCCGCGAGTTGCCCTTGGCGATAGCCGATAGCTCGTCCAGCTTGCGCTGGTAGTCGGCGAAGCTGTCGGGGTGCAAGACGCGGGCGATTACTGACCGATTGTCATCAAGGGTGATTGCGCTGCGGTAGATCTTAAAGCTGCCGTACTTGGCGTGCCACTCTTCGTCGACCCGAGTCACTTCCCCTTCGTCGTCCGTGCTGGCCATAGGCTCGTCATCGAGGTCACGAGCCGGGCCTGCAAATAGCACGCGGTCGCCAACCAGCCAAGGCAGTTGCGGGTAGTCGAAAATCGCGTTGCGAATGGCTTTGTTGAACTTGTCAACCTCGACATTCCGCCAAGCGATTACCTTGCTAGCGTTAGGCTGAGCGAAGTCCGGGGCGGTAGCCAGGATGCGCTGCATGAATGCCGGACCGTCGAGCTTCCAAATCCCTTCTTCGCCGTTGTTACTTGCAGTGAGCTTGATCGTTGGTGCGATCTTGTCAACCTGCCCGCGAAGGCGAGTGGCCAGCTCGAGGATCTGGTTGTCATGCCGCATTACCTTTAATAACTTGCTACCGACAGGTAGCTGCCAAATCGGGCTTGCCGCTTCCCCAACCGGGGGCAGTTGTGCCGGGTCTCCGAGGAAGAGGAACTTGATATGATACTTGTCAGCCGTTGTCTGGATGTGGGTGAAGAGCTGGGCGTTGACCATACTCCCTTCGTCGACGATCACGGCTCGATACTGGGAAAGGTCGATTGGGTCCTCCGGAGCTTTTAACTCCTTGATTTCCCCGCTGGCTTCCAGCCGGAGTCCGAGTAGCGAGTAAATGGTTCGGCACTCCGGCTTGTAGTCGGCCTGGGTTACGGACTCGCGGAGCACCTTCGTCGCCTTATTCGTTGGTGCAGTGAAGATGAATCGGCCCTTGGTCAGGTTCGTTAGCTCGCGAATGCAGAAGGTCTTACCCGTGCCGGCTGAGCCGGAGAGGACGAAGAAGTTCCCTGCACTCGACTTGAGGAAGCTGTCGATTGCAGCAAGGGCCTGCGCCTGTTCGTTATTCAGCTTCGTCATAATCGGGCTCCATGTTGTCGCAGGCTTCACAGACCAGTGTGGCAATGTTGTAGATTACATCGGTGTGGCGGATCGGGGAGGTGTTAGTAGCTACCGCAAGGCACTGCATCATCTCGTAGATCGAGACGTCTCCGACAAAGATATCTTCAACCTCGAAGTAACTCGGCTCCCCCTCGTAGCAGTCCTCAGGTGGGCCGGATAGCTTGCTGGGTTCCCCCGGTTCATAATTTCCCTCAACGTCGAGTTCGACTCCAAGGTAAGTAATAGTGACTCGCATGATAACTCCTAATTGTTAGGCCCGAAAGAGCCAGTTGAAAAACCTGCGCACCGCGTACCCGCGAAGGATCGAGATGCCTGTGAAGAACAAGACGATACCGAGGTCTTGCTCCAGCGAGGTCGTGAGGCCATACCAAGGCATTATAAACGCCTGAGCTAGCAGCGATAGGAGGAAGCCGATGGCCGTGCCTCCGAATACTTCGATCCAGGATTGCCGTGGCGTCTGCTCGTGCTTCATGATGACTTCGCTTCTCGCTTGGCCAGATCTGCTTCAACGAGGCGCACGATGTAGCGTTGCCAAGCCCCGAAGGGCACCTTGC